TGGTTTTGACCACTTCATCTGGGGTCATACCAGGCACTCTCAGGTCAGCTGCACAACCCAACCGATGCTGAGACGTGTTTTTGCTACCCACGGCAGCATTCACGGCCTCACTCCTGTAGGCACTGTTGACCATGATAGGCTTGCCTCCTAGCGTGGTTTTAACCTGTTCTAGGAACACTGCCAGGCGCATAAGATTGGCTTTCTCATATTCGCTGGGAGTGTTATCTAGTTCCCGATGGTCTGTGACCGTGAGTTCTTCTAGGGTAAAGTGTTCAGTAAGTAGTGTCATTTTGTGGGCGTGCTCTGGTGAAGAAGTTGATCCTTGTTCTGGCTAGATGCAGAACTTCCAAAATAGAACCCAATAATGCCAGTCCAGGCAGTCCCTAAAGAACCCAGCATAATGTCGATCTGTGGGGCGTGTTGTATCTGACCGTACATCAACCCAAACAGAATGCCAAAAAACCCGCCTGTGACCCCTACAGCAAGCACAGGGGGTATCCATGAACGGGTGGTGGTCTGCATCTCTCTGGCAGACTTTCTGTCTTCTACCGCCAGCTGCTCAAAGTCCAAGCTCATCTCCTGAGCTTTTGCTTTCAATGCCAACTCAGCAGACTGAATGCTTGCGATCTGGTCAGCAGTCAGTTTGCCAGAATTGATCGTGTCTTGTACCGCATTAGGGTCAATACCTAGAGACTTGGAAACGGCCTCTACTGCCATGCCAGCAAGTGGACCGCCCAGGCATGAGGCAATTGTCGGTGCTAGTGTTTTAAGCCAATCCATTCTTATGCTCCTTACTCTTTTGGTAATCTAAGTGAATCCCGTACATCAATAGTGCAAAGGCCGTTAGGAGGACAAAGCAGCCAGCCAATAACGCTGCACGAACTTGCCATTTGTCAATGAACTGCCGTCTCTTGAGAGCAGCCAGCTCCACGGCTTTTTTTGTTCACGCTCGACTTTTTCTCGCTCTTTTCGTACAACTTCCCGCATCTCTACAAACTTGCTCCAGAGTCCTGGCATTCCTATTTGATAGATGATCATCTCTCTAAGGTCAGTCTCCATCTGCTCCAGCTGCTGCTGCCTCAAGATGCGGTTCATGGCCTCCTCGTTGATAGAGATATTCTTGGGTAAAGGGTTCTTTTTTGCCTCTTTCTCAGCCTCTTTATATGATTCCTGATGGGTAAAGAATGCCCCCAAATGACTACCAACGTCCTGGACAATATCGCTTACGTCTTTACCGTCCTTCTTAAAGTCTTGGTAAAGGTCAATACACTCTCGAATACCCGCATGGGCAGCTTTGCACGCTGCGAATATTGTGATTGGGTCCAATCAGAACCCCTCTCCAGGTGTGATGTAGCAAGTGGCATTGGCAGCATCTCCAATGATTTTTGCGTACACATTAGCACCAGGTCCCACCTGTATGTTTGTGAATACCTTGTACGAATAAGGTGGTAGCGCTATGACTGGACACGGACCAGCGTCTGGTAACGCAATGTTAAAATTACTGGTGGCGTTAATCTGTACATACACCGCAGAGTTTGTATCAGCATTGGCTAGATAATATTGTTGGCAAGGACTGTTAGATTGAATAGTAAACACATTGGATTGCGTGTTTGCAGCACCATTAGCAATCATCCTAACAGTATTGCCCATCTGTTGGAATGGAATGTTATTAGCCATTTCAGTAAACCTTTCCACCACCACCAGAGGTAGGTGACTTCTTGGTGTTGTAACTAGGCGTGCCAGAGAAGTCAATCACTGACCTAAACCCGCCCATAGGCAATGTGCCAGGTGTCCATCTTTCCATGCCAGCAGACCCGTCACGGGGTAACTGGGGACGCACAGACTTGGCAATCTGTTGGTTTACCTCATGGGGTCTCTGGTGCTTAGAGTTAGCCATGTTGCTGTTTTCATAATCAGCCTTGGGACTCATAGGGTTCTTGTTGCGGTTGCTGCTTGGCATGACTAACCTCCTTGTTCTTTACAACTAAATAACTGAATAACACAAATATAGCAAGTGTTGCTACCCTTGTCCAATCACCCGCCCACAACGTGTAGGACGTTAATCCACACGACATGATGAGTGCCAGAATCGTGATTAGACGATCTGAGATAACCTTCAACGCCAACGTGATCAATGAGACTTTATCCATAGAACCCCCTTAAAAAGCCCTATTATGCCTCGTTTTCCTCGTCTTCTAATCCCATAAACCCACTACCCCACTCGTCATCTTGCATCTTCATCTTGATGGCCTCCAGCTTGAGAGCACGGTCTATCACCTTGGTTTTGTCGGTAATCGTGGCAGTTGGGTCAACCATGACCGCTTTTAGCATTTCAGAGATGGCTGTCTCTAGTGCTGGGTTTATACCCTTTTCTTTCTTCTTGCTCATCTCTTAGCCTTGCGCTTTCCTTTTTTGGACTTTCTAGCCGATGACAAAGCGATAGCAATAATTTGCTTGCGTGGACGGCCTCCCTCTTTTGTGAGTTTGCTAATGTTATTTGATATTGTTTCACGGCTAGTACCTTTTTTGAGTGGCATGGTCTACTCCTATCGGTTTTGTTCAGTTGCGCCAGGAATGGCATACGGGACAGTTAAACCTTTTGTGATGGCCTCACGTTGTCTCTCACCACGAGCAGCTGCCAAACGTGCAGCCTTAACCTGGTCAGCAAACGTCTTACCAGTCACGCCTGGGGTCAACAAAGTCTTTTGCAAGGAGCTGGCAACTGGCGGGGTCATGCCCGTGGTCTTGCCATAAACACCTGGGGCTAACTGTAGTGCAGCGCCACCAAAATCACCCCTAATCAATTTAGACAACGCACCTGATTCAGCCTCGCCACCAAACTCACCGATGTCCACCCCTAGTCCAGCGGTCTTAGAACCCGCTGTAGGCAACATATATCCTCTGGTGCGAGACATGGCCTGTTCTGTCTCCATCCTGTTTGCAAACACGTCATAGGCTGCTTTAGAAGGGAATATGGGGCGTAATAGTTCTCTGGCCTTGGGTGTGGAGAAAATAGCCGTGGCCTTGTCCAACATATCCCGCTTACCCGCCAACGCCTCCTTGACCGCCTGTGCAGCACCCAACTGGAAGTATTGTTTGTCAGTAGGTGACAACTTAGAAATTTCGTAGGCAATGTTGCTGGGGTCTGCGGAGAAAACTCTTCTTCCCTTATCTAACATTCTGTCAGCCCGTGTAGGACCAGCCCACAATTCTCGTGCTTTCTTATAATCAGGATTAACCTTATCCAAATAATCCAAATAATCTTTTTTTAAATCTAATAAAAGTGCGCCTTTAGGAGTAAATTTTCCTGACAATTTGTCCTGTTGCTTATCTATAACTTGATCTAAACCCTTTTTCAGAAGGTCATAGATTCTGAAATCATTTGATTCTGGTTTCATTTGTAGGTAAGTTACCTTACCCGCTTTGTCTCTAACAGGTATTTCTACCAATTCATTTATTGTTGGTGGCAGTTTGGGAATAGGTAATCTTTCAATTTTTAATGCCTCTCTACCTTCAGCCAATACATTATTAGGCATTGCTTTTATAAGAATTGCCAACTCTTCTGTATTTGGAATCTTTACTTTGTTTGCAGCATCATAGAAAGGTGCAGATGCTTGTTTCCTAACCGTGTCCAAATCCCGCTTTAACTTGGCAACATCTACCCCTTTTTTGCCAATCATGGTCTGTTCAACGTCTTTAGAGATTCTGTTGAACTGGTCTAGTTGTCGTTGGTTTAGGAACTTGGTAGCCTCTTGTCTGGCCTCACCAGGCACGTTGGTAGCCACCCGCATCAAACCTCTGAGGTTTTCCCCAGCAACGTCTGCTAGTGTGACATCTGCACCTTTGGCTGCACTTTTCATCTTGGCAGCCAACTCTTCTGGCGTGGTCTTGTCGGCCTCTAGTGCGTCTGCAATCTTTTTGGCAGCAATCTTGTCTGGGTTGCCAAACAAGTTGCGAAAAGCTGGAGCAGCCGTGTCCACTGCAATGCGTCCAACTCCACCTAAAACACCGCCCACTACACCGCCTTTTGCCATCTCTGAGGGTATGTCTTCTGTTTTCTCAGCCCCACCCGCACCAGCTTTCATGCCAGTTTCTACACCCGTGATTGTGCTTTTTAGAAAGCCTGGCAGTCTGGCTGCAAAGTCAGGTGCATACTTTTTGAGTGCAGTTAGGGCTAGATTACCGCCTACCTCAAGCGCAGCGGGGACTTCTGCCATGCCCATAGTTGCCACAGCTGGCAACATTGCACCACCTAATTGAGCAGCTGTAGCACCACCTGGTGACGTGGACTCAAACTGGCGTAACTCTTCTCGCTCGGCCTTGACCGCCTCTGGGTAACTGGGTTGCCCAGGAATCATTGACCTAAGACCCGCTAGAGCCTCTTCTCCAAATCCTAGAGTAGCACCTTGTAGTGCCTCTTTTAGGACAGGACCGCCTGGTATTGGTTTGACTTCTTTATTGTCCACTTGCTGCCCTTCTTATTTCGTTTTGGAAATATTGTGTAAATGGCATTCTGTTAGGGTTCAATACTAAGTCCTTTTCTGTTGAACCAGGTGCAAATAATGGATTGTTGTTCAAGTATCTATTCCAACTTTCTTCTGCACCCATCAATGTTTTGTTAGCAGAAAAATACCGCTCTAGGTATTCATTGTGGTCAACAGCACGTTTACCAACTTCTTTTGTGACGTTGATAATTTGTTGATTAGTCGCAGTAGGGTTAGATAAACTGATGCTAGACTTTTCAAACATCTTGCGTTCTGTGTCAGACAATGCACCCTCACCCTTGACATAGGCGTTTCTAGCCTGATTCTTGGCAATAGAGTCAAACCGTGCAGCGTCACTACTAAATGCAGTTTGCAACTCACCACCATACGGGATTCTGGCTAACCCACCTGTGGATATCCTTTTTAGAATGTCCTCGGCCTCGGTCATATCATTGATGGTGTTTCTAGCCTTGTTTGTGGCAGTCGCATTTGTAGCAAATTCTGTCTCTGCTTTAGCCAATTCTTTTAAATATGTTTGGCTTTTTAGTTTGTCAGTCAAACCTCTGTAAGGATTTTGTAAAGCAAGCGGAACGCCTAATTGATACACGCCATTGATATCAGGAGTACCTAGCTCTGATTCTTCTCCTCGTGACTTGGACTGTTTAGCCTCTGCTGCAATCTGGGCCAGCTGTACTCTAAGTTCTCGATCACGTTTCTTGTCTTCTTCTCTAGAAATGCGTGCTCTCTCTTTTTCGTCTAAATTAGCCTGTGCAATACGTTGTTTGTCCCGCATTTCTACCAGAGATTTAACCTTGTCATAGGCGTATGCTGGGCCGTACTTCTCCATTGCGTCTTTGATAAACGTGGCATTGTTCTGTGCAACTGTATCCCGCAAGGCAGCCATTCCAGCGTCTCTATTTGTTGAATAGAGCTGTAGATCGTCTTGCATCTTCTTGTAGAGAGAATCTATTGTCTTGTCCAGAGTCTTGATATTTTCGTCAAAAATGTCTTTTTCTTTCTTGTAAACGTCTGCACGGCCTTTCTGATGGCCTTCTAGCATCCCGTTCATAGCAGACATGGCAGCCTGGGCGTTGCCCTTGGACTTGCCACCAATCATAAATCCTAGAAGATTAGTGATAGTAAAGAGAGTCCCTAAGTCTTGCACAGTTTCTTGTGTAGGGACAAACTTCATGTCTGCCCGTTCTTGTGTCTTCTGTCCTACTAGCGCACGGGTGGGGTCTTCTGCCATGCTCTTGGCATAGGTTTCAGCAACACCTTTCTCGCCCGCAGCCATCTCAGCAGAAGTCTTGGCCTGTTGTTCTGTCTGTGCCTTCTCCAACTCACCCTTGGCAGTGGCAGACTCCACCAACTGTTCGTCTAGACTTTTAGTTGGACTTGCAAGTGATCTTGTTGATTCTGCTTTTTTGGGTGCTAAATCCTGTGCGCCAAACGCCCCAAATGTGCCTGATCCTAGTTGTCCTAATACTGTTGCCATATTAACTCCTTGGTGCAGTTGGTGTGGGTTCTCCAGGAGCGCCACCAACTAGTGTTCTAGCAACATTCATTGCGTAGCTTGAGGTCAGGTTGTTGACATATTGGTCAGCCTGTACACCAGCTTGAATAGCACCTTGAGCAATCTTGTCACCCACAGACTGCAACTGTAGACCCAAATTGAGCTGACTTTGTAGCAATTGTTGCGATAGTGCGTTGATTTGATTTTGCGCTTGTTGTGCCCCTACACCACCTCTAGTAGCAATATTTTGCGCTGCTTGTGCTTGTTGAGCCTGTAGTATCTGTTGGTTAGCTGGTGTGAGTTCACCCCTTTGTGAGGCTGCCAGCAATGCTTGACCTTGCTGTTGATAAGGTGCTGCCTGTGCTTTTAAAGCATCTTGTGCAGCTTGACCTTGCGCCTGTGCGGACCTAGCAGCTCTAGCGCCTAAAAGTGTTCCAACTCCAGCAATTCCTAGACGTGCTAATGTGTCACCAGATAAACCTTTACCAGCGGGTTTTTCTGTGTCTGCAAACTGTTGAAATGCCGTTTGTCCAGGTGGCGGTGTATAACTGCGTTCACTAGGTGGACCTTCTGTTTGCGACAAAGCCAACTCTTGTGGCGATAGTGCAGCTGCTCCACCACCGTATGAAGGAGAGATTTGAGTAGTTTTGGGTGCAGAAAAAGAAAAATCTGGAACAAAAGTTGGTTCTTGTCCACCAGCTTGTACAGATGATACAGGACTAGGTTGTATGTCATAACTAGACAATGGAGTTAAAGGTGCGTATTGATCCCCACCATATTCTCTAGAAGTAGCTGCTGAGGCTTCTGTTACTGGCTGTGGTCCTGGTCCTTGTAATGCCAAATTATCATCTAGCTCAAACGAGGGAATACCCGCCTCTGTAATGCGTCCAGAACCACCTCTTTGCTTGAGAACCTCTGCCTCTTCTGGAGAAATGTAGGCCAGCATATGCCCTGGAGGAGCTTTCTTCTGGAGTAGACGTGCTATTTGTTTTACGTCTGTACCCATTCTTGTCAGGTTTCTTAGTGCTGTTGCCATGTCATATCCCCAGTGCTGATGATAAAGAACCGTAGTCAGGTGTTCCGTCTTCTTTCAATTTCAAAGACTGCACGTTCCATACAGCCTGTTGTGGACCGCCTGATTCTACTGAAGTACCGCCTCCATATCCACCTAAACCCTGTGAAACACCAGTTAGGGGCTGTGCTGGGCCTAGTATGGATGGCAATGCACCAGCTTTCTTTTTGGGGGGCACATAGCTTGTGGTAACAGAAATGTCTGTGGGCGTAGGAGTTGTAGACGGTGGTTGGGTTTCAACGCCTGGAGTTCCAAGTGGATCAATCTCAGTTGGTCCAGTACCTAAACCCCCTCGCCCTGGTCCTGTGCCTGGGCCTATACCAGTTGTTCCCCTTATTCCTGTGCCTGTACCTGTATCAATTAAACCGCCTGTTCCTGGTCTTGTTTCTGGTCCTATACCCGTTGCACCTGTTGATCCAGCACCACCACCTCGAACTGTACCCGCACCACCAACTCCAGTATTTGCTGTTCCACTAGAACCCGTCAGAGCACCCGTTGACCCAAAATTTTGTAGACCCAACGCTGTATTTACAGCGCCTTGTAACCCCGTTCCAACTGGACCTATACCTGTTGTTCCTGTTGATCCTGTGCCTGTCCCAGTCAATCCCGTACCACCTACTGTTGAGGATATAGACAAGTCACCTGGCAATGTTGCTGCACCACCAGCTGTAGAACCTGATGGGGATGGAGCACCTCCACCTAACCCTGGAGTCCCTGAACCCGCACCACCACCTGGTGTACCCGCAGCTCCACCAGCATTGACGGTGGTTGTTTTTGACTGTACTTGATTGGTTGGCGTAGTTGGTGTTTTTGTTAACGAGTTGGCAATTGTTGCTTGAACAGTTGGGTCTGGAAATGTAGTGTTATTTAATATGTCCTGAATAGACTGCTTGGTAGCGCTGTCCATTCCAAGAATACCCATTGACGCTGGCCCACCAGTAGCGCCACCAGTTAAGGCTGCATAAACTGCATTTGGATCATCTGTTCCTAATCCAACTAAACCACCTATTTGTTTTAATGCCTCTAGAACTGTAGAAGGTGTTCCTGTTGGCAATGTTGGTGCATCTGTAGCAGTTGCACCTGATGTTCCTTGACCTGATGATGGTGTCAAATCTCCAATATTAGGACTAACTACAGCACCATCACTTAATTGTTGTGTTGTTTGTAAAGTGTAAGAATTACCTTGGTTGTCAATTACATCGTAAGAGTAAATCTTTGCTTGACCAGGCATTTGGTAAGCACTAACACCACCAGTTGGTGCTACTACAGTAAGAGACTGTGGTGTACTTGGTTCATTTCCCGCAATCTTTACACCAGGACCTGGTGCACTAGGAGCTGGGGCTAGTACAGTACCATCTGTGTTGTAGGTAATACTTGTTTTAGGATCAAAATATCCCACCGTACCATCTTTGGTTTGCGTGATTATCATATTTGGAAACTGACGCACAATAGCATTCTGAGACGCTTGCGTTCCACCCAATGACCCCGCTCCAGAAGACAATCCTAATACAACATCACCTGTCGCAGCAGTCGTAGCTATAGTTCTACCAACTGCTTGTGCGGTAGAGGGAGACACACCCGTCCCTTGTAATGTATCTCCTATCAACGTACCGCCACCCGCAGCCACTGCGTTGTTAATTACGTCATTTATAGTGCCACCCTTGCTAACAGTTGCAATGACACTACCCGCCACGTTGTTAACTACGTTGGCTACCGTAGGATTGTTAACAATAAAGTCTGGCAAACTCGCCACATTGACCTGACTCATAATCCCAGAAGATATAAGACTAGGTGCAGCATTAGTAATGGCTTGCTCTAGGGTTTGTCCTTGCGCTACACCCGTACCAACAGCAGCCAAGGCAGTACCAACAGAGGAAGAAACTGCTATGCCCGCTTCTGTAAGACTGGCTGCTATGGCTTCACCAGCAATAGGCAACGCATACGCTAAACCTATTGCTATTACATCTTTTGTTATGTTACCTTGTGGGCTGTACACGCTAGACAGAACTTGACCTGTTTGGTCATTTATCAAGTTCATGTAATCCCCACTACGCTCGTAGTGAGATATTTCTTGAGGCAGCTGTGCTATTTGTTGTTCAATGTTATCGCCTTCTATAGGACCAGGCGCACTCTGTTGTTTAGGTGTTAATTTTGCCATTACTGCACCTTTAACCGTTGTGCTATCTGTACATGAATGTCCTGGTGAACCCCAATCCAGTCATAGAAGTCATCCTCCACGTTCCAGTCCGCATCTAGCAGTTGGAAAGGGTTTGCTAGGTTCAGTATCTTTGCCAGTGACTCGTGCATCTGGTTGTGGATCAGTAGCCAGTCATCGAGGTTGTCAGGGTTGGCCTCTTCTATAGGATAGAAAGGTGTGGCAATGTTGTTGCGGTTGAGGGTTTGCCAGAAGAGCCTGTGCTGCTGGAAGTTCTCAAAAACTAACCTGGAAAGACCCTCCACGTCACCAAACTGTACATAGGCTAAATCATTTTGGTTAATAGATTTACCCTACCTTTCCTGTTGTGACTGCACGTTCTACATCCCATCCGAGCAATTTAATCCGATTCCAAACCGCACCTTTAGCCAATCCAAGACTTTTAGCCCACATAGATGCACTTTGAGTAATGCCGTTATAGGTAATATTCATGCTACAACTACGATTAGCCAGCTGTTGTTCATATGTTGCCCAACGACAATTTTCTTTGCTATAACCTTTAGAATTGTCAATACGGTCTAAAGTCATGTGTTCTGGTCTTTCACCCATGTCTGCCAAAAACTGGTCATAACTTTCCCATGATGGATCATAGGTAATACCAGAACCACCATATTTGTTGTAATTGATACATTTAGCACGGTTGCACCTGTCCTTTAGAGCTTGCCAACTCTTGTAGGTTTTGTAGTGTGCGCCAAATCTCATGATTTGTCTGCCTTGTTGTCTAGTTTGTCAAAAATCTGCTTACAAATGCTTTTGATCTCGTCTATGTCCCTGTGATAGTCCTCTTTAGAAACGTAGTCTCTAGGCATTTCTCTAACATCATTGTCCAGGCGTTCTATAGCCTTGGTGATATTGTTAAGTATCCAGCCACCCATGAAGGCAGCCAGACCAATAAAGACGTTAAAGACTTGTTGTGTTTCCATTTAAACCGCATAGTAAGGCACTTTTACATTAGTGCCGTTGTTGTTAATTATCAGGTAACCAGCGGGGACAAGTGGTAATGATGATGTTGCAAATGTAGCTGTGCTAGACGTTGACTGAGACATAGAAACAATAGTCACACTATTGTTGCTGTTGATGGTCATGGCATCTGCTGTACTTACTGCACCATTTGCAATAAAGTGAACCGCATTTGCCTGGTTTGTACCAATACTTAAATCTCCACCACCCGCTTGCAAGAAGGTTGCATTTGGTAAAGAAAAGTTATTATTAGGAAATCCAGCAGCAGAATAACTATAAGTTGTACTGTTTATTCCAAGGTCAGCGTAGACAGTACCAGATTCGTTATACAGAGAATATGCACCGTATGCCGTATTGCTTGTTTGTTTATTTTGTACAGCAACATAAGAATAACTGGTTGCACTACCTACAAAGCTGGCAATCAATCCCGTATCTGCTGTGATGTTGGCTGCACCACCAACTGACAAAGAACCTATGCTAGAAGACGCACCGCTAAAAGTTACATTGGCTGTTGTCAGGTTTGCAGTTCCGCTGGATATAGTGGTGTTTGTTAGCGTTACATTACCTAAACTTGTTACAGTTGAACCCAATGCAACTGTGGTATTACCAATAACAACGCTATTGCTAGAAAGGTTAGCAGAAGGGATTGTTCCACTCTGAATGATGACGTTGGCTAAAGTAAGGTTGGCAAGGTTAGCAGTTGAACTTCCTAACGCAATTGTTACGTTGCCAATAATGACGTTGCTGTTGGCTAATCCAGAATTAGGAATGGTCAAAGATGCTGTGACGTTGGCAGTATTGTTGGCGTAGAGGTAACCTGTTGCCGTTGTGATCGACACATTTGCAAAAGACTCTGTAGTGCCTCCCAATACCTTTTCCCAGACCGTCCCGTTAAAGATAGCCCAGTCACCCACAGACCATGAAGATATGCCGTCTAGCGTGGTTGTACCCGCTACAGAAACCACATAATAGTTGTTCTTAGTGCCAGTGCCAGAGACAAGTGTAGGCGAATTAGTATTGGCATTCCATGTGCCTTGATAATTCAATTGGCCTGTTGTTCCACTGCTGGCTGTTTTTAACATATCAGTCCCCGTCCCCAGGTGTTATATAAATGGTTGCCGTACTGCTTGTTGCGTTAGCAGTGAAGTAAGCATTGGGCACAAACGTCAATATCTCATCTGTACCAGGCAACATGGGTATGCAGTTGTTCTGAGTGCTAGTAGGTATGACACCACCAGCTGCAGCCTGTGCAGAGTTAGCACCAAACCCCAAAATAACTACTTGAGAACCAGAGTTAATGATCCTGTACTGGTTACCGCCCAATGTTGTAGACGGTACTTGTACAGGAGCTGGTGCAGTTGTAGCGGCAGTAATGACTACTGTGTTACCAGATGGGCTAAATGGTGCTGATACTGACATTAGGCACTCCAAGGTAATGCGGGTGAAATTACAGGCGGGTTAATCTGGTTTGCAATCATGGTGTCTAATGCGGTCTGTGTTGCAGTCTGGTCAACGCCTGAAGTCCAAATCCACCCTAGCACTTGGTCTTGTGTGAGTTGTGCGTAAGGCGTGTATGCTGAACCAGCAACATAGGTCAAGCCTTGGGTTGAATAGATGGTTGCATTATGTGTCCCATCTGTTGCGTTGGCTCGCCAATGAACTGTAAATACTACGTCTGTTTGTGATTCATATGTGGGATAGCAATCCATT